CCACTGATTCTTCACCCTGTGTTTGTTGACCAGCACCGCCGCCAATGGCCACTGAAAATTGACCCTGGTCTTCTTGGCCAGCAAACAAACCAACGGCCACTGCCTGGGTGCCTTGTGAGTTATTGCCAGCAAGACCGCCAATGGCCACTGCATTGTCACCTTGTAAATTATAGCCAGCAAGGCCGCCAACAGCCACTGCACCAGAGCCTTGATTGGTTGATCCAGCACTTTGGCCAATGGCCACAGCTTCATCGCCTTGACTGCCGGTAAAGGTCAATGTTCCACTTGGAGTAAAACCGGCCGACGCTGATATTTCTAATGTTGTTGAATTGGTCACAGTGACCACAGTTATGTTTCCAAAAAACCCAGTGCCGCTTATGATCATGCCTGGTCCAATACCAGTGGTACTGGTAACTACCAGGGTGGTAGATGGAGATACTGCACCCGAAACATAGTTGGTCGAGACGCTGCCACCGGCTCCGGCTGTGTTGCCAATGGCCACTGAGTTAGTGCCTTGTCTGTTGTTGCCGGCCAGCGTACCAATGGCCACTGCGGCATTGCCTTGACTAATTTGTCCAGCATTTAGGCCAAAGGCAATTGAGTTGCCCACAGTGCCTTTGATTTTAATATTGCCCAGGGGCAATGTCAATGCACCACTTGAGTCAAATCTCCATATATTACCATTGATATTACCGTATCTATCACCTGTCACTATGTTTACATTGCCTGCACCGTGACTGATACCGTTGTAGCCCACGCCTGTAGACAGATACAGATCTCCGCCTGGCACTGAACAGCCATCGGTATTGCCTGCACTGATGCGAAGATCAAAGCCTTTCTCACTGGCAAGGGTGGTTTGCGTTGAGATCCGTCCCGGAACACTATTGGTTGCTGGAACAGTCAAGTTGCCAGTTGAGCCAAATGTCCAGGTATTGCCACTGGCCACAACACTTATGTTGCCACTGTTGTTCAGTGTGGCTGAAATGAGATTACCGCCTGAAATGTTGGCAGTGGTTGTGATATTACCTGTGCCACCGATAGTATTGCTACCTAAATTGCTCAACAAAGTAGTTACATTACTATTTCCGTAAGAACTTACAATACCAGTAAGTTGTGAGCCATTACCAATAAAATAATTGCCTGTGACATTGCCAGTTGCACTAATCAATCCACCTGTCAACACATTGCCAGCAGTGATGTTGCCCGTGGCTGATACTAAGCCGCTGGTAATTAGGTTGCCGCCGGTGACGTTGCCAGTGACAGTAGCAGCACCGGTGACCGCCAAAGTCCCAATATTGGCCGTGCCCGTGGTGGTTATGTTTCCGCCAGTGATGTTGCCGGTAGCAGAGATCAAGCCACCAGTAGTCAAATTGCCACCAGTGACATTGCCAGTTGCGGTGATAAAGGAACTGGCGCTGATAGAACTTGACACTGCAATGCTACCAGCAACTGTGGCACTACCAGTCAATGCCAATGTTGCAATGTTGGCTGTGCCTGTGGTGGTTAAGTTGCCACCTGTGATGTTGCCAGTGGCATCAACTCTGCCGCCAGTGGTAATATTTCCGCCAATCACGTTACTGGTTGCTGATACTATTCCAGTTGAAAGTAAATTTCCACCAGATATATTAGCAGATGAAACAATGTTACCTGTAGCAGTCACACGACCACTAGTGGTTAAGTTACCACCAACAACGTTGCCCACTGCAACCACTGATTCAGTGACGTTTAGATTTGCTGCATTGACGTTTGCGCTGGTTACAATGTTGCCAACTGCTGTGACCAAACCTTGAGAAACTATGTTGCCTGCTGCTACATTTGAGGTAGACGTTATATTACCAACAGCAGTGATCAATCCGTTAGTGGTTATGTTGGCACCAGTTACGTTCCCAGATGCGTTTACTAAATTTGTTACAGATAAATTATTGCCTTGTAAATTACCAGTGGCTGAAATATTGCCTGTGGAACTTATTGTTCCAGTTGCATTTATATTTCCGGCATTTACGTTTGCAGTGGTGTTTACGTTTCCAACGGCAGATATCAAACCAGATGAGTTTAAGGTAGACGCAGAAACATTTCCTGTTGCGCTGATGTTTTGTGCAGCGGTAATAGATCCGGTTGTGGTAATGTTTCCTGAATTGACATTTCCAACTGCGCTGATGTTGCCAGATGAATTTACATTGGCTGCGTTGACATTACCGGCAGAAATTACATTGCCTGTAGCTGTGATCACGCCAGCTGTGGCAATGTTTCCACCAACAATATTACCAGTGGCAGTTACTAGTCCAGCGGTGCTAATGTTTCCACCAACTACGTTGCCACTAGCAGTGAGCACACCGGCTGTGGTTATATTACCACCAATGACATTACCAGCCGCAGAAACTACCTGTGATGAATTTAGATTATTTGCATTTACATTACCACTTACACTTAGTTGACTGAGTGTGCCAACTGCGGTCAAACTTGATATCAATACATTTGAACTTAAAGTATCGCCAGTTACTAAACCAGCAGGCGCATTAATTGACGCGGTAGTTGCGTTTGTTATTTGGCCTCGTGGATCAACTGTTAACACTGGGATTGATGAACTACTACCATAGGTGTTGGCTGTCACACCTGTGTTAGATATAAAAAATTGTGTTCCGTTTAAACTTAGACCAATGCCAGCAGTGTAACTACCAGCGCCGCTGAACTGTTGCCAAACAATGTTGGTTGTGCCAATTGTAACCGGCGAATTGGTTATACAAACATAACCAGTGTCGGCGTTGGTTGCTCCAGTTTCTATAAATGTAAAGGCACTGGGTATTTCAGATGGCAAATCAAAATCTGTTGATCGTGTTAAAACAAACTGTGCTGTAGCGTTACCAGTGTTAGTAACAATGTAGATACCGTTGTAGGGTTGGTTTAGCCCAACTTCGTTTTTGACCAAAACTCTTGCGTTTGCAGAAACAGCAGTGCTGTCAATTGACAGCAACCCATTGGTTGTGGCTGTGATTGTTGCACCTACACCATCAGTGCCATTGTTGTAGACATAGGTTGGCAATGTTGTGGCAGTTGCCAGCAACACTGACGCTTTTACATCTAAGCCTTGAGCTACACTGTCAACATAAAATTTTGTAGCAGCATCTTGCGCCTGCACAGGATTGGCCAACCAGTTAACCACTGCGTTGCTGAAAACCAAGTTCCCGCCAGGCGCAAAGGTAATGTTACCAGTTGAGTTAACAGTGTTTGCAGTTACTGAGCCAACCACTGATAGGTTACCAGTGGTGGTGTTTGCAGAAACAGCAAGACCAGCAGCAGCCACTGTGGTTGCTGAGATACCCACAGCATTTACATTAGCAGCCGAAGTGATATTGCCAGAAGTTGAAACAGTGCTGTTGCTGACAATAGGACGGAAAAAGATTGTTTGAGCGGCGCCAACTTCAAGACTTTGAATATTATTGACTGTAAAGACAACATTGGCATTAGCGGATGGTATGTTTACCGTGGTACCACCAAACTGAATGTTTGGCGCTGCTGCGGCAAGTACACCACTTAAAAATCTACCATTACCAAAATAATAATCAACGTTTAAATTACCAGCAAGTTCCAGTCCACCGCTGCCAAGATATATGGTATTAAATCTTGCACTGGGGCTACCTAGGTCATACACATTGTCCACTGCCGGAACAATCGAACTTTTAACCTGTGTAATACCTATACCTGACGGTGCCAGCACCAAATTACCGTTTATATTGGTAGTGGTGATAGAATTATTAGCAATTCTGACGTTACTGTTGACCGGACCATTTGACCAAATTTGATCAAAGTTTTCGTTGATTGCTATAAAAGCATTGCGTAACGGATCGCCGGTGCCATCATTGGGTGCTGCCCCAACATCAATGATATTTTGTGACATTATTTTGAGTTTCCCGATATATTTATCGGAAAAGTTTATTGCACCGGACGGTATTGCTGATTAGTACGAGGGTATGTTGATCCTGAAGTTGGACGCAACCACATTTTTTGTGGGGGCCAAGCATTGCCAGTTATGGGTCTAGTTGGTACGTATCTTAGATAATTGTTGCCTGCCTCACGAAGTCCTCTATAACTAACCGGTCCTGGCGGCAGTGGTATACTGTTGTCTGTAATTGCCCCAGTTTGTTGATAAGCAGCTAGATATTGTAATGCTTGGTTTTGTGTTAGATTTGGATAGTTTTCTGCCACAGTGGCGAAATATCCTGACACTTGTGGACTGGCCATACTGGTTCCACCAAGCTTGGCTAGGAAATAGGCTGGATTTCTAGGATCTGCTACACCTGCTGCATTGTATGAGCTCATGATGTTAGACCCTGGCGCAAAAACATTTACAGCACTGCCTGCACTGCTGGTATCATCTAACTGTTCTACTGGTAAAGACCCAATGTTACCAACCACCGCGATGCTTTCATAATTAGCAGCGCCAAATATTCCTCTATTTGCATGCGCTGGTGCTGGTAATCTATTGTGATACTTTGGCGTATATAAAGCAAATGTGCCAATGGTTGCGAATATTAAATTCAAATAATTATTGTATCTATCGCTGTTGTTGACCATGCCGGCTTCATTGTATTGATTCCCAGCTGCTGCACACCATATGATTCCTTCTTTAGCCCCATCAAGTATTGCTGCTTCCGCTGCTGCATCTTGATTGGTATAGAAAAACAAAATAACACCATATATGTCTATGTAATCTTTATACAATTGTACACCTGCATTGTACCATTGTTGTGGAATCCAATTTCCATTGTACGCAGCTTGCAACGAAGTTTGTCCTGCCGGTGCTGTTGCTGGATAATTCTGTGTGGTGTTTGTTGGATTATAAAACAGTTGATTACTCTGTATTGATCCATTGCTGGGATTTCTAGGAAAGGTATTGGCAATTAGTCCAAAACTCATGTTTACCACTGTGGGATTTTTCCTACCAGTTCGTGGATTCACTGTTTTTATATTATTATGCCAATAACGAATATAGTTAACTAACTGAGTCAAACTTGGTGTGCTGGTGCCATTGGTTTGTTCGCTGTATGGACTAATGTTATAGATGTTGGCATTTTGTGCCCAACCGCAGGTATTGCCCGCCATGATTCCAGCAACGTGCATGCCATGCCCATTGTTGCCTGCTGAGCCTGCACTGTAGTTATATGTGCCTGCCGGTTGTCCTGTGACCTGCGGATTCAAACCCCACCAATTAAATTGCACAACTCTACTGCCACCGGTGCCATCAGGATTTACTGCATATTCTGGATGGTCAGGTAGAATGTTTCCATCAAATACCACACAGTCAACATTAAGCCCAGATGCAGTGGTGGTTATACCCGCAGTTTGATTTGCTGTACCACCAGGCCATCCCCAATTTGAAATTTGTTGACCGTTGGTGCAACGCAGTAATCCCCAATTTTTCATGTTGGCTGCATTGGTATCACTTTTATCCCAACCATCGGAAAACTCATATCCAAGCGGAACTGGCTTAACACCTGTTAAATGCGGAGCTAGCTCAACTGCCAACACTCTTGGATCGGTTTGAAGTTTTGTTGCTTCTTCTACACTGAGTTGATATTGAGTGCTTCTGCAAGTTGGCATTCTGTCAGAACATGCAACTATTCTTGTTGGAGCAAACCCACGGGATCCGTTGGACTCCATTTCATCGTAAAAATTTTCTTGATCTTCATAGCTGTGCAGAGTAACCACGTAATCCAAAGCACCCAAGGACGAAGATTGCAATTCTGGCACTGGAAGATCTGTAAAATAAACATTTTGTTTTGTGTATTCGTACAAAGCTTCCACGCTTGGATTTGGGCCAAGTTCTCTAAGTATTTTTTCTGCAATGTTACTGTAAATCATTAGATTTCTAACCCTAGATAAGTTATTGTAACACCTATGTTTGCAGATGCGTTAGCCAAGTTTGTCACGCTGATTGGTATAATATTACTGGCAGGATTATCATTCCAACCAATTGTACCTGGACTAACCAAAACTATGTTTGCACCTGTGCTGATGGTTTCAACCATTACGCCAGCACCAGGCTGTGGATCATTTGTGATCAGTCTTGTTGAATCTGCTGTTTGTGTAGCTGCATTGGCATATAATCTTACCCAGGCCGCGTCAGTGGTTGTGACCTTGTACACCGCGTAGCCTTTTGCCAAAGATATGTTACCTGTAAATGTAGCGGCATTTGCCAAAGAACCTGTAAACACAGTGGCATTGGCTCTGTTGCCTGCGCCGCCGCCGCCGGTGACCACACCCGTTAGCAATGCACCATTACCTAAAATGTATGTGCCTGCTACATTACCACTGGCACTGACATTACTTGACACAATTAAATTACCGCCAGAAATATTTCCACCGGTTATGCCACCGCTGACACTTAGGCTTGCACCTGTGATAGCACCAACCGCTGTGAAAGAACCTGCGTTGACTGCACCTGACACATTGGCTATTCCTCCAACAGCAATACTGTTATTGACATTTAGATTAGTATCGGTTGTTATATTACCAGTGACACTCACTGTCGCGCCCAAAAAAGAGGACGAAGTCACTGTGCCTGTGGTTGACCATGGCCCATTGCCATAAATTCGTGTGGTGTAAAGGTTAGGTGAAACAAGATTGCCGGTGGCTAAAATATTACCAGTTGCATTTACATTGCCGCTGTTGACATTGCCACTGTACACACCGCTCACTGCCACAACACTGGATGACGAAACTATGTTTGATAAGGATATTAGATTGCCAGTGAATTGACTTGCACCTGCACCAGTAACCAACAAGTTACCTGTGATAGTTACTAATGCTCCATCAACTAACTGAACAACAGTTGTACCAACTCTGTTCCATACGTTTGATGTTGCATTCCATTGATAAACAATATTTCCTACATTTGCCTGCTGTCCATTTGTAGGACTGGCTGGAAAAAATGCCATTAATACCTCCCAACAGCGACTTCAATTAGTTTAATTGAATCGTCCGTAATATCTTCTAAAGATTTTCCAAGTGTGCAACCTGGTACCCATGATGCAGCAACACAAGCCTGGGCTATACCAGGTTTATTACTAGTAACCAATAAGTCTCCTTTGCTTATAGGACCTTGCACATAACAAGGAACTCTACCAGTAAGTGCAACAGCCACACCTTGATTAGTGCTGTTCATTAAATGCGCTGGATTGGTACTTACAACACCAGCGGCTTTGGGATTATGATCAACATTGGTTGTGGTTACTTCATGAGATCCACCAAATACTAGAACAGTGCCTGGGTCATAATTTTGTTCTGCTGAATATATTTCAGCCAAGTCTGCGTACTGAGCTGATGTAGACTTAGCAAACACAGTGTTAAAGTAACTAAAGCTATTGCCTATGTTTCCTATGCCATTGCCAAGATTGTTAATTATTCCATCACTGGTAATGCCTAAAATTGGCACACCATTTACGTTGGCTAGTATATTTCCACCAGAACTTGGTATAGCCATTGATGTTGGGCCGTTGAAAATACTGTCAACGCTGGTGGCAACACCTGTTAAGAAGGAACCATTACCAATAAAGTATCCTGCGCTTGTGGTGATATTACCAGTGGTGATAACCTGAGCCCCATACATGATGTTGGCTGTTGTGCTGGCATTTGTATCTCTTTGAACCACAGAGTTAGCAACTGCTGAAATTTCAGTGCCTGGTGTGCCAATACCGCTTACATCAATCCACTGATTAGTATCTCCATCATTGTTGTATTGATAGGTGATACCATTGCTGGTGTTAAACCAAAAGTCACCAGGACTGGGTCCACCTGGTGGAATTGATTGTGCGTTGTATTTTACTGATCCAGTAAGTGGTTGTCCATTTGCCCAGTAGTATGCACCTCCAACCACATTCGCTCCAGATAAATTACCTGTGGCGTTAACAAAACCTGCTACATTGGCTCCACCCCCGCTGAACACAGCGATGTTGCTTACACCAGCTACGTTTACAAAAACATTGCCTGATAATTGTGGAATGGCAACTTGTGAAGTACCAAAACTAATGATGTTGCCTAATGCGTTACCAGCGGCAATACCTGTAAGACCAGATCCGTCACCAATAAACAAAGCGCCTGTGACATTGCCAGTGGATGAAACAGTGGCTCCAACCACATTGCCTGCGGCAGTGATATTCTGCACATTTAGATTTGCAGAAGCTAAAGATGCACTACCAGTTAATTCAAGATTACCATTTATTTTAAACGTTTGTGAGGTAACAGAGACGTTACTTGTAGCAGAAAGCGAATAATTACCGGTGACTGTTTTGCCTGCACTCATTTAGATGTCCTTTTTATTATTTATGTGTTCTAGGAACTGTGCAAGGGGCAGACTTTCAAAGTTGGCTAAACCTTCAAATTCTGTGATATTTGCAGTGGTTTCTCCCATGATTCTAACAAATCTTGTGAGTGGAAAATCTTTGGTGATAGTAACTATTTGCTTGATCCAGTTTCCTGTATAGGTTGGCTGATCTGTGTGTTTTTTGTAGTGCTGTTCATTGGCGTATACATTGTTGAATTTGCCTGTTGGGCTTGGGCCCATGTCAAAACCAAGCATATAGATCAGATTGGCTCCGTCCAGAGCAGCCAGCGCAACCGCTATAGGTCCAGAACTATTGCCATGGTATTTTTTTGGTACTCGCTGAGCACCAAATCCTTCAATTGGATTTCTTGTATGAAATCGCGCTCTGCCACTGTAACCTGATTCTTGAATTTCAGTTGCAATGGGCCTGTCTGTGGCCACAAGTGCAGTTGGGGTAAATTCTTTGTACAATAAATTGCAACCATATATTGGTGCAAATTGAGACAACATTTGCACCCCTATACCTCGACGGCTTAGCCCATTACCTAATACAATAGCAGTAGTCATAAAAAATCCTCCCTGTATGTATTCCAGGGAGGATTTGGTTAATATTTAAAATATTAACTAGTCCACTTTTCAACTTGCCCAGGAATAACTGTCTGCTGTGCTGTACCAGACTTGATAACTGTACCTTCGTCAGTGAAGAAGTTGGTTACGTATCTAGTATCACCGGTGATACTGCTGTAGCTATAGTTACTGCCGCCAGTCCAGTCAAGCAACCACTTGTTGGTTAACTTACTGATATAGGTAATTGAAGAATCACCTACGCTGAATCCAATTGCCATGAATCCGGCTGCTGGAGTAGCATCATTGTCTAGAACACATACACCAACTTCTTGACAGGTACCAGTAGTACCTGCGCCAGCCGCGGCGCTAACTTGGAAAATTGTTCCAACTGCAGCACCAACTGGCGCACCCATGGACAACCAGTTGGTGTCGCCTAACGCTGCAATGCGAACGCTTACTCCTACCACAGCAGTGGCAGGATCAATAGCGGTATTGGTGGCCACTAAAAACTTGTGTGCCCCTTTTTGACGCAAAATAATACCATCATCTACCCCTGTGACACTGTTGGTAATATTAACAATACATTTGACAATAGGGTTGGTTGCTGACGTTGCAGTGGTTCTAAGACCACCAACTACACCTAGGTAATCTGCATTGCTGAGTGTGGTAGGATTGACATTGAATTCTGGATCAGTTAACGAACCAAAGTTTGGAAAACCAATGTCTATACCTACTGCTGCACCAGGTGAATTAATGCCCGAATTGGTTGAATATTTTTGAATTTTGAGAGGACGTCCCATTTTGTTTTCTCCTTAAAGAAGTCCAATGTGGGTTCTAGCCACTACGCGGGTGGTGTCCCGCATAAGACGCACCATTGCGTTCATATGTTATTTATGTTATAGTACTTTAAATTACCCGTAAATATCAACATGGATACACATCAATTAGTGGTACAAGGAAATCAACATCGTGATCAAGATTATTATCACGAAGCTTTGCGTTGTTATGCTGAATCTTTTTTATTAGATCATACAAACAAACATGCCTGGAACAATTATGGTAACGTGCTTCGTGAAATAGGTGAACCCACAAGAGCCGTACCTTTTTTGGAACATGCCACAGCAATTGATCCAGATTTTGTCACAGCGCATTTTAATCTAGCCATAACTCATCTGCTGGCCGGCAACTACAAACAAGGTTGGGAAAAATATGAATGGCGCTGGAGATACGAGCATCTTGACGGCACGTTGCCTAATCTGTCTAAACCCAGATGGACAGGCCAGGATCTCAAGGATAAAACCATATTGGTTTTACAAGAACAGGGATTTGGCGACATTATCATGATGAGTAGGTTTTTGCACGACCTGTATCTTAGAGGATGCAAAATAAAACTACAGGTGTTACCAGGACTGGTGAGGTTGTACAAACCCAGTTTTGTATTAGACACTGTGTCAGATAGCCTTGATGACATGGGAGACTATGATTATTGGACACCAATAATGAGTTTACCTGGTGTGCTTGGAGTAACTTTAGAAAACATGCGCCATGATCTACAGTATCTTGATCCAATGAAACCCGAGTTTGATCGTTGGTTAGACATACTTGATCCAAAAAAACACATGCGTATTGGGCTTTGTTGGAGTGGTAGAAGAGACAGTTGGCTCAACAGATACAAATCCATGCCTGTGGAAACCATGCTGAATCTAGTGCGCCAAAATCCCAATCATGAATACTTTTGTTTACAACTTGACGCCAGCGACGATGAACTCAACTCTGTACGAAGTCAAGGTGTTAAGATTCCACACAATCATATTCAAGATTGGTTAAACACCGCAGGCTTAATGTGTCACTTGGATCTTGTGATCAGTGTTGACACTGCTGTTGCACACATGGCTGGTTCTCTAGGCAAACCACTTTGGGTGCCCTTGAACAAGTTTGCTCAAGATTGGAGATGGTTATTGCATCGCAACGACAGTCCTTGGTACCCCAGTGCTAGACTGTTCAGGCAACCAAGCCATGGAAATTGGCAAGAAGTAATTCAAGAAATGTCAAAATTCTTAACATATTTTAAAATTTGAGCAAATCATAGTTTGGTAAATATCTTCCCAAATACTTTTATAGGCACATGAACAGCAGATTTGATGAACTAGAAATCCTAATATCAAAGTTTACCAGGCAACTACCAGAAGACACAAAATACGCACACAGACTAGAAGAAGAACTTGAACTAATAGCTAAACTAAACTTTGCCAAGCACTTTTTACGTGTTAGAGAAATACTGGATCTAACAAGAGACATACCACACATCACACGTGGCTCAGCAGGGTCAAGCTTGATATGTTGGATGATGGGCATCAGTGATGTTGATCCCATTGTTGAAAACATACCGCTGAGCCGATTCATGAACCCCCGTCGGGATGATCTTCCTGACATTGATCTTGACTTTCCCCATTGGCAGCAACAAGAAGTAATGAACAGGATTTTTCGTAAATGGCCTGGACAAAGTGCAAGGGTCAGCAACTATGTTACCTATAAAGAAAAATCAGCTCGCAGAGAAGCAGCCAAGAGATTAGGAGCCAAAGGAAAGTTAAAACGTAACTTTGATTTTTCAGACGTCGTGCCTGACTATGTTGAAGATGCTGAAAGGTTAACCAACAAACTACTGGGCAAGAAACGTTGTATCAGCAAACACTGCGGTGGCATATTGATATTTGATCGTGCGGTGCCCAAAAGCTTGATCAATGGCGAAAATCAAATCTTGTTAGACAAGTACGAAATCGAAGACCTAGAACATTTCAAGATTGATGTTTTGGCCAATCGCGGATTGAGTCAACTATGGGAAATAGAACAACGAGATTTGCTTGATTATCCTGAACAAGACGAAGCAACTGCTGAGCTTTTACGTCAAGGCAATGTACTGGGCGTAACACAGGCAGAATCTCCTGCAATGCGTCGTTTGTTTAGAGCAATACAACCTCGTAGTCGTGCCGATTGTGTGTTGGCTACTGCACTGGTTAGGCCAGTGGCCACTCAAGGACGCAGACGTGCCAGTTTTTTTCAAGACTGGAGCAAAGATGGTTTTCAGGATACCATAGTGTTTGAAGATGACGCCATTGAACTGATTGGCGAGATACTAGGCTGCGACCAATACGAAGCTGACATGTGGCGTCGAGCTTTTGCTAAAAAGAACGAAGAAAAAATGTTTGAGTTCATGCAAAAGATAGGCACTCATCCTAGAAAGGATGATGTATTGTTGGCACTGCGAGAACTCAGTCATTTTGGTTTGTGTAGAGCTCATGCAATTAACCTAGGTAGACTGATCTGGGCATTGGCATATCAAAAGGCACACAATCCTGTAAACTTTTGGAAGGCTGCGCTAAAACACTGCCAAGGCAGTTATGCTCGTTGGGTATATTGGCAGGAAGCCAAATTAGCAGGTGCTGTGCCTGCATTGATTGAAGGCAACGAAGTTGAGGACCTGGCTGTCAATGGCAAATGGCACTCTCCAAAGTTTATACCAGTTTGTCAAGAAATAAGACATCCTGGCGAAATAGAATTCTGTGGTCTAGTAGCCAATTATCGTGTGTTTAAATCAAAACCCAAAGAGTACATAACCTTTGTTACCTTGGGCACTGGCAATGGACGCTACCTTGATGTGGTTGTTCCTCATGCATTGAGTTTACACGAACATCCAATTCTCTGGGGAAAAGGCAAACTTGGTTACAAAAACAACACAGAATATGTTACAGTAAACAAAGTTCGTAAATTAAAACTCAGTGAGATTGCTGCTGTAAAATGAAAGTATATTCAAGACTACACTTATACCCGCACAACAAACCAAATGGTCACGCCTATATAGTAGGTGATCCACTTGCGTTACGACGACTAGGTGATCTACTGAAAACAGCATCCACTAGCATGGTAGGGATTGAGATCGCTGGTTTTTTTGGCAGCGACGGTCATGAATACGAACTAAGAATTGTTTCTCAAGTTGATGACATTGAGTGGCAACAACTACAGTTACCTGGTGTTGATCTGTGTGGTACCGGCAATCTAAACACTGTGAAAACTTTTAATGAACTGCTAGACAAAAACAAAAGGGCCGCTTAGGCCCTTTTGCGTCTTCCCATCCCGAGGAATGATTAGCTGAAGCTAAGGTTCGAAACAGCGATCTCACCCAGATAGTCAGCTGCGTTACCAAAGCTGCTGGCTGTGTTAGTAAGTTCGATGTAGCCGTAACGTGTCATGAACGATACGACTGGTTCGAATGTGCTTGGATCCAGAACAACACCAGAACTCATTAATGGGATATATGGGCAGTAGAACGCGGCTGCATCAGCCTCGCTTGAACCCTTATAACCAACTAGAACTGGAGTGCTGTCGCTAGCATAGCTATCAACAAACACACGCATTGAACCGTTTAGAGTACCAACAAACTTGGTGTTTGTAGGTGCTTCAAAGGTACCTTCAGTTGTACGTGCAAATGCTGAAGTTGTTGCTGATTGCAGAACAGTCAATGATGCTGAACTTACAACTGCCCAGTTACCAGCGCCACGACGTGTACGCTGAGCGATCAGGTTAGCAACACGGTTGATCAGAACAGCTAAAGCAGCGTGTTCGTCACCAACGAATGTAGCAGTACCAGATACAGTAGCTTGGTTGTATGTAAACTCAGTTGCTGCAAGAGTACGCAGGCTCAGCAGGATCTCTTGATCAATTTCAGCAGTGATTTCTTGAGCCAGTGCGGCCATGATTTCTGCTTCAACGTCAATACCGTGCATTGCTTGTGCATCTTGTGCAGCTTCAAATGTCCAACGAGCTTGTAACTTACGTGTCTTGGCTTCAACAGCTTGCTTCAAGATCTGTACGGAAATATTCTTACCGCCGTTGCCTTCAAGAGTTGCTGTAGGAGCACCAGTATAGTTACTAGCTGTTGCTGCATTTGATGCAACTGTTGAGTAAGCAGTAGCAATTTTGAATGGGCTAAGTGCTTCTTCGCCAGCTACAACAGAAGTTGCTGCTGCGCTGTTGTCAGTTAGGTTACTTGCGTAACGAACACGCAGAGTATGAATCTGACCAACTGGACCAGTCATAGGCTGAACACCTACGAGCTCGTTAGCGATAACTGTTGGCATCACACGACGAATAACTGGTAGAATCACACGGTTTAATGTAGCGATGTTACCAGCTGCTGTGGAACCAGCTGTTGCATTTTCTTTCAAATACTTTCGAGTGTTTTCTAAAATAACACCCATAGTGTTGCGACGATTACCTTTAAGGCCTTCCATTAAAGCGTCTTTGGTTTCGCCCCAACGACTTTCAAGTAGTTCTTGTGACATTTAAGTCTCCTTCTTGTTTATAGTTTATAGCCCGGCCAGTCGCTTGAGGTCGATCACGTTACTGCGATCTGGCTCCTGAGTCGAGGCAACTTTATCTCCAGTTACTTCTACCACGCTTTCTGTAATCACTGGTTTGGCTTTTACAGAGCGATCTTCAAGTACGGCTGGAAGATACTTTTCAAAAGCATTCTTTAACCTGTTGGTTTGAACACTTTCAAGTAGATTTTGCATTACTTCGCGTTTTTCTGCGTTTAGTGGACGCAGTAAGTCAGACATGATATCATTTCTTTCATTTGACTCGCGAATCATGCGTATCTCTTGTTCTTTGCTTTCTGCTAAAACTCTTGCGTTTTTCGCAGTATTGATGGATTCAGCAAGCTTCCTGTCCTTATCTGCAATCACAGCATGAAGTTGTTTGACTTCTGCTTTTTCATTCAGATACGAACTACCAAATTCCGCAGCATAAGCTTCGAAAATACGGCGACCAAAATTGTTCTCGCGAGCAACTTTGATGTCTTCGTGAAGTTGGCTGATTTCAGCTTTTAGATGATTTGTAACAGCTAGAGTCATCTTGGCAGCACTTTCTTTTACAAAGCGTGACTTGAGTTCTTCTAGTTTGCGACGGGCTTCACTTACCAAGCGTACTTGTGTTTCCACAACTTTTTGCTTGTCTTGTGCAAACTCTGCAATTTCTTCTGCAAGGGCACGAACAATGAATTTTTCTAGTTTTTCAAGTCCTTCATTGTGCACCTTGCGATCTTTACGCAGTTCGCTGATCTCTTCAGCAAGTTTAGCTACCATAAAGTTGTTGAACTTAGTGGCATTCTCTTTTAACTTGTGTTGAGCAGCAACACGATCTTCTGCCAATTGACGCTTTTCAGCGTTCAAGGCTTCGAGTTCTGCGGTTAGACCTTCTGTTACCATTTTATCTAGGGCTTCAACCATCGTATTTTTATCATGCTCGTAGCGTTGTGCAAATTCCTCGCGGAGTGTTGCACTGATTTGATCACGTGCTTCGTTAAGTTTTGATTCCCAAACAATATTGAGTTCGCGACTTACGTCTTCGTTGATCAATCCGCTGTCAAGCAAAGGTTTGATGGCATCTAACATTAGTAGATTCTCCTTAGATCTTTAGATCCTTGATAAGGCGTACTACTTCCTCTTTCAAGTATCTTTGCACTTTGTTGTCCTGCCCAACTTCTCTTGCTATCTCAATGGCCTTATGTCCATATTTCATGTTCATAAGTCCTTCATAAATTGCCATTGGATAAGCGTTTGGTGCGCTGGGCTGAGCAACCACATCAACAGTGACTATTTCAAAATCACTGACATGTCCATTGTGATCGTTAACATTACCGCTTCCGCGGCTGCTAACGCCTAACTTCACACCGCTGTCCAACATGGTTTTCACCAGGTTGCCCATTGGCGTGGGTAAAATTCTTAATTTGCCGTAACCATCTGAACCGTCCATCCACATACCGTCAATCATGTGGCTTACACGGTCCAGATTGATTTTCAAATCATCAGGGTGATCAACTTCTCCAAGCACACTTTGGCCTCCGCGTATTTGTTCGTTGACAGTATCAACCGCTTTGGCAATTTCACGAGTAGGATAAATCCTATCGTTGGCGTTGCGCTGGTCTCCCTGAATGCAAATACCCTTCATGTACAATTTTTTACCAGTACCGTCATTGGAATCCTCGGTTATGAGTTCTACTCTGGCCTGATTGTAAGTGAGTGTTTCTTTTAGGTATTTGCTCATGATTTAATTAGGCCTTTGCCAGCGGGCTCTTGGTGTTAACTCCAGTTGCTTGTGCTAGATGAGGCTTTGGAGCGGCTTTTTGATCTTTCATGCTGCTACCAGCTTTGTTCTGGAAGTCGCTGATTAGATCTTTGCTTTTGTTGCTATAGGCCGGAGTATCATGCTTGCCTCCTGTGCTGTCACCGCCGGTGATGTGTACTGGCTTGGACGCCATGCCTGCTGCACCACTGTTGGCTGCATATACTGCCTTTTTGTTAATTCCGCCTTCTTCAGAAGTAACTGGCTTTGGAGCAGCTTTTAAACTAACAGCTTCCATAAACTCTTCTTCATCGTCGCCCATGTCACCGCCCATGTCGTCCATGCCGTCGTCCATGCCGTCGTCCATGCCGTCGTCCATGCCATCCATTTCGTCTTGATTCATGAGTTCTTCAAATTCAGCCATGAGTTCGTCGAGCTTGTCTTCAAGATCAACCACACGATCTTCTAGATCACCTGGGGCATCTTCGCTGCCTTCGGCATCGTCAAATCCAGTTTCATCGGCGAAGTCATTCATTTCTTCGTCATCTTCGCTCATGCCCATTTCTTCGCTTTCAACGTCGCTCATGAGCTGGTCGCTGGCATCACCTTCATAGGTGCCCATTTCGTCCATCATGCCTTCGTTCATTTCGTCATCGTGCATTGCTTCGTTGACTTCTTCGTCGTCATCTTCTGCCGCTTCGTTGACTTCTTCGTCATCATCTTCTGCTGCTTCATATACATCTTCTTCGTCCATCATTTCTTCATAGATGGCGCGACTTTTTTCTACGACAATATCATGAAACAGCTCACGAGCTTTTTCAGTTTCGTCGTTAATCACATACTCAATTAGTTGCTCAAAACGAGTTGACATTTTAATC